AAGATTTCTCTTCGCTTAGCACAGGCAATCGTTAATCGCACAAAATAAGTTTCTGTCAGCAATCTGACAGATCGAAGTCGGAGCGAGACTCACACCCTGCAAGCGCCGTGAGAAGCATCGCCACCACCTCACTTCCAAAACAACAAACTCACAAGGAGACCAAATGTCATATTTTGACAAAGTAGTTGAGCGCCGTGATGCAGTAAAGGCAGAAATGGATGCAGTTCTCGAAGCAGTTGCAGAAGAGAACCGCACCGACCTTACTGTTGAGGAAACCGAGAAGGTTGATGCTCTCGTAGAAGAGGCACGCTCACTAGATACAAAGATCGAAAAGCTAAAGGCACAGGCAGATGCAGATGCGAAGGCATCTGAGATTCGTGCATCAGTCGCATCAGTTGCAACACCACGCGTTGGTGGAACAACAGTCACACGCGAATCACGCACATACTCAGAGCGTTCAGATTCATCATTCTTCAAGGATGCTTACAACGCACAGTTCAAGTCAGACTTCACAGCACAGGATCGTCTTGCTCGCCATATGCGCGAAGAAGAGATTGAGCGCCGCGATGTTGGAACTGCACAGTTCGAAGGTCTTGTGATTCCACAGTACCTCATTGATCTAGCAGCACCACTTGCTCGTGCAGGTCGCCCATTTGCAGACTTTGCAACAAACAAGATGATACTTCCGCCTTCTGGCATGACCCTCAATATTTCTCGCATGACCACAGGGTCGTCAACGGCCGTACAAGTTACACAGAATGATGCAGTATCAGAGACAGATGTTGACGATACATTGCTAACTGTGAATGTTCGTACAATTGCAGGACAGCAAGACCTATCACGCCAAGCGATTGAGCGTGGAACAGGCATTGATGTTTTCGTTGCAGCAGACTTGATCAAGTCATGGCACACAACACTTGATGCGCAAATCCTAAATGGTGCAGGTACAGCCGGCACAATCAAGGGCCTTCGTGCATCAGGCGGAAACGCAATCACATTCACATCAACAGCACCAACAGTTGGTCTGCTATATCCAAAGCTCGCAGATGCGATCCAACAGATTCAGACAAACTCATTCACAAACCCAACACACTTCATCATGCACCCACGCCGCCTTGCATTCTTGCTTGCAGCAGTTGACAGCACAAACCGCCCATTGGTAGTGCCAGCCGCTAACGGCCCAATGAATGCATCAGGTGTTGGAGCAGGTTCTTCTGTTTATGGAAATTCTGGCTATCAGATGATGGGTCTCCCAATCATTACTGATGCAAACATCGGAACAACATACGGAACAACAACAAACCAGGATGAAATCTATGTTGTCAACGCAGGTGAATCTCACCTTTGGGAACAACCAGGATCACCATTCACACTTCGTTACGATGCAACAGGCGCAGGTAACTTGACAATCAAGACTGTTGTATATGGTTACGCTGCTTACACAGCAGAGCGTTATCCACTAGCAGCCTCAATCATTTCAGGAACCGGATTGAGCGCACCAACCTTCTAATCTGAAGGTTCTTTAATAGTGTGAAGAGTGGGTAGGCTCCCCCCGACTTACCCACTCTTCACCTCTAAGATTCGGGGGAATCACATGAAAACAGGTCACAAAGTAACAATTGGGTCTTGCGATCCAGGAATGGTCAATGGCGCTTTCGCTTTCAGACTTATTCAACTTTCAGGAGCTAGAAGTTCAAGACTCGGCCCATTCGTGCGAGTCAAAGGTTCAGGGTTATTGTCAAAGCAACGCAATCGTGTTGTAAAACAATTTTTAGAAATGACCGATTCCGATTGGTTGTTGATGTTGGATAGCGATGAGCAACTCTCAGTTGAAGCATTTGATGCTTTATGCGACACCGCCCATGACAAAGAACGCCCTGTTGTTGCAGGTTTAGTCTTTGCAGGTTTCGGTGTTCCAGGTAAGACCTATCCAAAACCTGTTCCTGCAATCTTTCAGGATTCACCACAAGGATTCTTGCCCTTGTATAAATATGACAAGAACTCAATTTTTGAAATAGATGCAGCAGGTACAGGTTGCCTGATGGTTCATCGAAGCGTGTTGGAAAAGATGCGCGAGGTTGCAGACCCAAATCAAGGCAAAGATTGGTGTTGGTTTTGGGATGGGCCTGTCAACGGAGAATGGATTGGTGAGGATTTACTTTTCTCACGAAGAATCAAATCACTTGGCTATCCAATCCATGTGAACACTTCAGTAATACTTCCGCACCAAAAGTCATTTTGGTTAGATGAAAGTCATCACGAAGCATGGAAAGACTAAAGAAACTTCTTCGCAGAAAGCCGAAAGAAACGGCAACTGCGGAGCCACAATTAGAACGAGCAATCCTGCCGAAAGCAGAAAAGAGGATAAAGCGTGGCGATCACTAACGGTTATTCCACACTTGCCGAGTTGAAGGCAGCATTGACAATCACCGATTCAACAGATGATGCAGCTCTTGAAGCAGCCATCAATGCAGTAAGTCGAATGATTGATGACTACACAGGGCGATTCTTTTACAAAGACGGCACAACACAATCACCTGTTGCTCGGTATTACACCGCCCTTGATCCCTGGACAATGAATGTTGATGACATCACCACAATCACACAGATTGCAACTGATGACAATTTCAATCAGCTTTGGGATACCGTGTGGGCAACAAGTGATTACATGGTTGAACCCATCAATAACCCACGAAGAGGATGGCCTTTCACGCGAATCCTTGCAATCGGGCGATATGTATGGCCTTACTATTTGCCACAGGCTTGCAAAATCACAGGTGTGTGGGGTTGGAGCGCGGTGCCTTATGAGGTGCAATCAGCTTGCTTGATTCAATCCTCACGCATCTTTGTTCGCCGACAATCACCATTTGGCATTGCAGGAACACCTGAACTTGGAACTGTCAGACTTACCTCACGCCTTGATCCTGATGTTGAAGCCTTACTTCGACCTTTCCGCAAGAACAATGGGTTGGCAAAGTAATGAACCCAAGTCAAGTTCGAGATGGTCTCAAAACAAGATTGCAAACAATTTCAGGCTTACGAGCCTATGATTTGATTCCTGACACAGTAGTTCCGCCTTGTGCGGTAGTAGGGCAATTAGATTTCACATTCGACATTGACAATGCTCGCGGTCTTGACCAAGCGCAGGTTGATGTCCTTGTGATTGTGCAACGCTTTTCAGAGCGTGCTGGACAAGACAAACTTGATGCATACCTTGCAGGTTCAGGCGCAAGTTCTATCAAAACAGCAATTGAAGGTGATCGCACTCTTGGGGGAACAGTAAATACCTTGCGAGTCACAGGTGCCGAAGCAGGTACTTATGATTCACAAGGAGTCACATTTCTTTCCTATCGTTACAGAATCACGATTTGGGGATAAGGAGAACCAATGGCATACACCGTCATCTCAGATCGAGAGGTCTGTGGCAAAAAGAAGGGTGAGTCAATCACCGACAAAGAACTTGTTGATGCAGGAGTGAGCGCAGAAGCACTCATTGCTGCAAACCACATCAAGGCAAGCAATGCAATATCACCATCCATCAAACCAGCAACAGAAGGAGCGACCAACTAATGCCCCGTATCGTTTTAACGAATGCGTTCATTTCAGTTGGTGGAGTGGATTTGAGCGATTTAGTTAGCTCAGTCTCACTCTCATCAACATTTGATGTCATAGAGACATCAGCATTTTCATCATCAGCAACAAAGACTCGCGTGGCAGGTCTTGCAGACAATTCAATCACTCTTGAATTTCATCAGGATTATGCAACAGGCGAAGTTGAACAAACAATTTATCCATTACTTGGAACAGTTGCAGCAGTAATTGTGAAGCCAAATGGCGCAACAACAAGCGCATTCAATCCTTCATATACCTGCCAGGCGGTAATTTCAGAATGGACTCCACTTAACGGAGCCGTTGGCGAACTAGCCACAGCAAGTGTTTCTTGGCCTGTAAGTGGCGCAATCACTAAGGCGGTTGTCTAATGCCTAGAATCGTTCTGAATAATTGCTATGTTCTTTTCGGATCAACCGATTTGAGTGATCACATCAGTTCAATCTCATTGAGTTCAACTTTTGACATCGTTGAGACCACGGCGTTCGGACAAACTTCAAAGACTCGTGTTGCAGGTCTTGCAGATAATTCAGTCACTCTTGAATTTCATCAGGATTATGCATCAGGTCAAGTTGAGCAAATTATTTACCCAACACTTGGAACAGCCGTCACAATTGCAGTCAAACCTGTCAATGCAACAACAACTGCCGTCAATCCGCAATACAGTTTTTCTGCGGTTGTGTCAGAATGGACTCCGTTGAACGGTGCCGTGGGTGAGTTAGCAACTGCAAGTGTGTCCTGGCCTATCAGCGGCGCAATTACAAAGACAACAACATAAAAAACTAAGGGGGAAACAAAATGGATGGATTATTCATAAAGGTAAAAACAAACGATGGCACAGATGCAACTTTCCCGTTGCGCCCAAGAATCATCGTTGATTTTGAGCAAAAGTATGGAAAAGGACTTGCGAAGTTAATTGGGGAAGAACAAAAGCTAGAGCATATCTATTATTTGGGTTGGCTCGCGCTTAGATCAAACGGAAAAGTTGTGAAGCCTTTCGGCCCTGATTTCTTGGATACACTTGAAGCTGTATCTTTGGACACAGACCCAAATTCCGAATCCACAGAGACAGCCTGACTTATTCAATAGCAGCAGTTTCTGTGGAGACAGGCATATCTCCAATTGATTTGCTTGATGTTCCCGATGGCATACTTGAAGCAATAGTCATATACATGAAAGAACGAGCGAAGGCGCGAAGCAAGTAATGGCGGAAATCAATTACAAAGTTGTGATGCAAGGCTTGACCGAAAACATCATCGCTCTTGAACGCTTCGCGCCTGACCTCAAAAGAGAGTTAAACAAAGAAGTTCGAGGCATCCTTGCACCGATTGTGGTTGAGGCAAAAGGCTATCTTCCAAGCAATGGTGAAATTCATCCTTCAGGATGGCAAAAAGGTGGATTCAAAAGATTCAATGGCATCGGCCCACTAGCTCAAGATCAAACTCGTGGATTCATTGCCTATGATGCCGAACGAGCAAAGGCAGGAATCAAGCAAACTGCCGCGACTTCTAAAAAGAACGGCACAGGATTCAGCAATACTTATGGGGTTGTTCAACGCGACCCAGGTGGAGCAATCTTTGAAACGGCAGGTCGAGGAAGTGCGGCATCTCGCTCACGAAGTAGGACAAGTCGTTCACGGAATCCACAGGCTTCTCAACATTTTATTGGCGTGATTCAAAGAGAGCATGGCGCATTGCCAACTGCTCGTGGTGAAGGTAAAGATAAAGGTCGCGCACTTATTCGCGCAGTTGATAACAACAGATACAAAGCATTGAATGCAATTCGTGAAGCAGTTGACAAAGCATCTGCAAAAGCACAACAACGAGTTGATTCCATTGTCAATCAGAGAGAGGTGTAAATCGTGGCAATTGTCGAGCGCATAATCACCGTCTATAATGACAAAGGTTCAAAGCAAGCGGTCAAAGACCTTTCAAGTCTTGAGAAAAAATTCGCTAATGCAGGAAAGAAGATTGCAAAAGCCTTTGCAGTTGCAACGGTTGCAGTAGGTGCTTTTGCGGTTAAGGTCGGAATTGATTCAGTCAAAGCTGCAATTGCCGATGAAAAATCACAGACACTTCTTGCCAACTCCTTGCGTAACACAACAGGGGCAACTGATGCAGCAATTGCAGCAACCGAAGAATACATTGACAAAATCTCAAGAACCTTCGGTGTGGTTGACGATGAACTTCGCCCGGCTCTAGGAAAACTCGCCAGCGTAACGGGCTCAATTACGGATGCTCAAAAACTTCTTGGTCTTGCCCTTGATGTTTCAGCCGGTGGCACCGTTGATTTAGGAACAGCGACAAGTGCCGTCACAAAGGCATTGCAAGGAAATTACAAAGCCCTGAAAAATATGGGCGTTCCTATTACAGATGCAATGACAAAATCTAAAGACCTCAATGCCGTCTTGCAGGTAACAGCAAAAACATTTGCAGGAGCAGCAGCAGCGCGAGCAAATACTTTTGAATTCAGAATGACTCGCCTGAAAATTGCTTTGGATGAAGCAAAGGAAACACTAGGCGCAGCCCTTCTGCCTACCCTTGAACAGTTATTCACCACGCTCACAACTAAAGTGATCCCAGCCGTTCAGCAATTCCTTGATGAGAATGGCAATAAACTTGTTGCAGCCTTCCAAGCAGCAATCAAAGCTGTTGTTGGTTTTGGTTTTGTAGTTTTCAAAGTTTTTCAATTTGTCGCAAAAAATAAGAATGTGTTCATAACACTTGGCGCAATCTTAGCCGCAACATTTGTTGCAGGTAAAGTCATTGCATTTGTGACAGCAATTGGCAAATTGGTTGCCATATACAAAACACTTAGATCAGTATCTATCGCGGCAGCAGCAGCACAGGCAGTTGCAACAGGCGGTATTTCAGTCGCAGCAGGAGTTGCCGGACTTGCAGCCTTTACAGCAACACTCGGTGGACTTTATGTTGCCGTCAAAAGCGCAAATGGTGCGATGGATGGTCTTGAGGAAACAGGCGAAGATTTAGAATTCTCATTTGATGGTTTGAATGATAAGACCGATGACTTCCTCACAAACCTCAAAGGTCTCAATGTTGATCTAGGAAAGACAACAACTAAGACAAAGGCACAAACAGCAGCAGACAAAGCAGCAGCACAAGCAAAGACAGTTCTTGCAGCTTTGGCAAAATTGGGTGTCAAACCAACAACTGAAAAAGACCCAATTCAACTTGAAGCAGCACGCCTGAATCTTCTCAAGCAAAACAACCTAGAAGAGCAACGCCGACTTGCATCGATCATGGAAAACATGAAGGCGCAATTATTGGCAAACCAAGCTATTGAGCGATATTCCGATTTGCTTGCAGTCGTTGCTGATAAGACTATTTCAAACGAAGAAGTTGTCCTTCTTGCCGGCAAGTGGGGTATTAGCAAAGAAGCCGTTGTTACTTACACAACCGCCGTTTTTGCAGTCAATGATGCAAAACTTTCAACAGAAGAAATTGATCTGCTTGCAACGCAATGGGGAGTCACTAAGAAACAAGCAGAGATGTATCTTGATTTCTTCAAGGCGATCAATGATGGCAAACTAGATCAGAGCGAAGTCAATGCTTTGATGGATAAGTGGGGCCTGACTAACAAAGAAGTTCAAGACTACGCAAAGAAAATTTCTGATGGTGTAGTTCCATCGACATTGTGGCCAACCCCTGGAAACCAGGCAGCACAGTCTTGGAAAGATGCTCTTGCAGCACTTAATGCCTACCTTGCAGCAACAGGGGCGAAAATCACGCCAACTGCACCGATAGTGCCAACATCACCAACAGTGCCAACAGCGCCGACAGTTCCAGGAGTGACGCCATCTGGTAAAGCAGCAATCGAAGCATTAACGCCAGCACAGGCAGAGAAAATTCTTTCAACCATGCCATCTACAGTTGCAACAACCCTGACCCCAGCACAGATTTCTGGAAACCGTTATGCAGCTCAGGCAGCAGCACAAGCAGCCGCACAGCAGAAGATGATCGATTCAATTGCCCTCAGCAATCCGGTCGCACAAACATCCCTGCAATCAGGACTATCAGGCGGCGCATCATTGAGCGCAGCGCTTTCAGGATCACGTTATGCAGCTCAAGCAGCAGCCCAATATGGATCAGGAACGACCGTCAATGTCACAGTTCAAGGAAGCGTCACATCCGAAAACGATCTAGTTGCATCCATTCGCAATGGATTGCTTCAAGGACAAAATAACGGCCAGGCAATTGTGAAATCAGCGGTGGCACTCTAATGACAATGCCAACGCTCGGCGTTGCGGTAGATTTTGCCAACGGCCCGGCCTTCGGCAATCCGCTCATTCTTGACGATTCTTCAACGCCACTCGGCGTCGGCATTTTGGCAGATACGGCTTCAGATGTTGTAGACGTTTCAGACATCACGCTTCGAGCTTCAATTCGCAGAGGAAGAAACAGAATTCTCAACAAGTTCGAAGCAGGAAGCGCAACGATCGTTCTTGAAGATCAAAATGGCGATTGGGTCCCTTCCAATCCAGCGTCTCCTTATTACGGAAAACTTCTACCACTTCGTAAAATTAGAATATGGGCAGATTACAATTCAGTCCGCTATTACCTTTATTCCGGCTACATTACGAGCTACGACACAAACTTCAGCGTTGGATTCAACGACCTTTCTACCGTCACGCTGCAATGCGTGGACGCCTTCCGGTTATTTTCTAACGTGGCAATTTCAACCGTTCCAGGCACTTCAGCAGGACAGACAACAGGGGCGCGGATGGAAAACCTGCTCGACGTTGCAGCCTTTCCACTTTCTCAACGTGCGATCGACACAGGAGACAGCACCGTCCAGGAAGATCCAGGAACCGAGCGCGACCTATTGAACGCACTTCAAACAATAGAAAACAGCGAGTTCGGTGGCTTTTACATTGATCCAGAAGGCAATGCCACATTCCTCTCACGCAATACCGTGGCACAAAAGGCAGATCAGACAGCAACAGATTTCTCAGACGGCGGAACCGGAATCTCTTACCAGGCGATCGATTTTGCCTACGACGACACCCTGATCTTTAACGATGTGACCGTCAACCGGGTGGGCGGCACAGCTCAGACGGTTCAAGACACCAGCAGCATCGAAACCTACTTCATCCATTCCGGAAAGCGCGAAGGCCTGCTGATTCAAACAGATGCCGAATCTTTAGATCAGGCAGCGATGATTCTTCAATCGCGCAAAGATGCAATCTTCCGAATCGATTCCATCGGGCTCAACCTGGCAGATGACACCGAAACCGCCAGGATCGTGGCAGGACTAAGTTTAGACATTTTCGATTTGGTTAACATTACAAAGACGACCCCGGGCAGCACTTCTGTTACGCTTGAGTTATTCATACAAGGAGTGCAACAGGACATAACGACCAACACATGGACGACCAGATTGTTCACAGCAGAACCTATAATTCAAGCATTCATCTTAGACTCGACAACTCAAGGAATATTGGATGGCGCAAATTCTGTGCTTTCCTACTGATTAAGGAGCAACAATGGCAAAGCAGACATTTACCACCGGTCAAGTTCTGACCGCAGCGCAAATGACATCGCTGCAACAAACTGCGATGTTAGGCGGAGCAGCAAACGCAAAGGTTGCTTCATATGTTCTCGTTGCAGCTGATGCCGGCGATGCAATTACAATGAGCAACGCAGGAGCAACCACGATCACAGTAAACACCGGATTGTTTGCTGCCGGCGACATTGTCACGATCATCAACATTGGAGCAGGCGCCTGCACGATTACAGCAGGAACGGCAACAGTTACGACTTCAGGATCCCTTGTTCTTGCTCAGAATCAGGGCGGCGTTCTTCGCTTTACGAGCGCAAGCGCGGCGATTTTCTTACAGTTCGCAACGCCAGCCTCTGGAGATATCGAAGGCGTTACTGCCGGCACAGGAATCTCAGGCGGCGGAACATCTGGAACTGTAACGATTACAAACTCAATGGCCACAGAGATCGCAGCAAAAGGCGATCTGATCGTTGGAACAGGATCGGCGACTTTTGACAATTTAACAGTTGGCGCAAATAACACAGTTCTCACGGCTGATTCAAGCACCGCAACCGGATTAAAGTGGGCTGCATCTGCTGGTGGTTCATCTTATGTCGCTGGAAAAAATGCTTTGTTTAATTCAGCCTACGATATTTGGCAACGAGGTACATCTTCAATAGGTACTGCTTACAATTATACCGCTGACCGTTGGTTGAATTTTCGTGATGGTTTTGCAGCAGGTGCAACTTTCTCACGAATTGCATCAACACAAGCAGGATTTAGATACGCTTTAAGAGCGCAACGAGATAGCGGAAATACAGGCACCGGACAGTTACATCTACGCCAAGGATTAGAAACTGTTGACTCACTTCGCTTCCAAGGTCAAACGGTGACATTATCTTTCTATGCTCGCGCAGGTGCAAACTTTAGCGCGGCATCATCGATCTTGGTTTCTACGATTTATCAGGGCGAAGGTACCGATCAACCAACAGACAACATGACAGGTTGGACTACTGTAACGGCAATCCCTCAAAACAATACATTGACAACATCGTGGCAGCGTTTCAGTCAGACAGTAACTATTTCAACCGCCAAAACACAATTGGGAATAGCAATAACTTATACACCAACAGGTACTGCTGGAGCTGCTGACAACTTTGACATCACCGGTGTTCAACTTGAGATCGCTTCAACGGCTTCAGAATTTAGCCGACAGACTGGAAGTTTTGCATCAGAATTATACTCTTGTCAACGTTATTTTTATATAATGGGAAATAACGGAGTTTCATATGAAGTCTTTACATCTAACGGTATTGCAGGCGATGGCGCATACTATGGACCAACAGTAACAAATCTTTGGTTTCAGATGCCTCAACCTATGAGAGTAACACCAACTTTTTCGCAGGTTGGTAGTTTTAGTATGCGTCACGGGTCTGCATCAACAGGTGTTGGAATTACGGCTTGGGGTGCTTCGGGTTCAACTCTAAGTCCTCAATCAGTTTGGACAACGGCAACGCTGGCTTTTGCTGTTGCAGGTGCGGGTAGCAATTTAACAGCAAATAATGATGGTACAGCAAGACTACTATTTAGTGCGGAGTTATAAATGGAAAAATACACTTACGAAATCCCAGTTAATCCAATGACTGAAGAACCATTTGATAATTTCATCAAAAGATCGGATGGGGCAATCATTCCGGTTGACGAAGCCAATTCAGACTATCGTGCTTATTTGGCTTGGTTAGAAAATCCAGAAGCCGGCAATTTCTAGGCTAACTCTTCCCCGAACAATCAAGGAGTAACAATGGGAATCTCAACCCGTCAAGTCACCGTCACTACATCGCCAACAGCACTTGTTGATGCAACCGCCGAAGCGGAAATGGTTTATCTGCACAGCGTAAGCGGAACCTGCTTCTTAGGAAACAGCGATGTCACTAGCAGCACCGGATACAGAATGGATAACGGCGACAAGATGGCAATTGAAAACAAGGCAAACGGAATCTGGGCAATCACTAGCTCAGGAACCGTCATCATGAATGTTATGGCAATCGGCAAATGACAGCTCAAGATTACGCTGCTCTTGCAGTTGCACTCATCACCATTGTTGGTGCTTTTGCAACGGCGGTTCGATGGTTGGTCAAGCATTACTTGAATGAACTCAAGCCCAATGGCGGCTCAAGTGTCAAAGATTCTGTTGCGCGATTGGAGCGACAGGTTGAAGAAATCTATCGCATCCTTCTTTCAAACAGTAAATAGGGGAACAAAATGTCAGCACAATTAAAAGCATTTCTTGATGTGGCACGAGGCGAAGAAGGTTTTATTGAAGGCCCTGCCGAAAATCAAACTCACTATCAAAAGGCAAACCAACCGTGGTGCGGAGCCTTCGTCAATTGGGTGGCAAAGCAAGCAAAAGTGACATCCATTCCCAACTGCACATTTACCCCGTCAGGGGCAGAAGCCTTTCAAGCAAAGGGCAAGTGGGAAGATGCCGAAGTTGCCACGCCCCTGCCAGGTGACATCGTGTTCTTTGATTTCCCAGGAGATAATGTCAACCGAATCTCTCATGTCGGCATCGTCTTGCAGGTTCGAGATGATGGAACTGTCGTGACAATTGAAGGCAACACGGCACCTGATAAAAAGGGCGATCAGCGCAATGGCGGTCAAGTTTGCCGTAAGGTTCGCGCCTATAAGAAGAAAAATCGTGGGAAGTTACAACCATCCTTGCCCGTGTTCATCGTTGGATTCGGCAAGCCTACATTTAAGGAGTAATGATGTTTGACAAAGTAAAATTTGAAGCAATTGTTATGACCTACCTTCGGGCAGGAATAGCCTCAGTTTTAGCTCTATATCTTGCAGACCCAAATCAGCCTGTGAAGAATTACCTTGTGGCAGGATTGGCAGCAGTTGCCGGGCCTGTTTTGAAGGCGCTTGATTCCAAGTCAACAGATTTTGGCAGAGGAAGCAAGTAAAAAATGAACCGGGGGGAAATTTTAGATGAGGCAAAACGCCTCACACATACTGATCGTCAAAAAAACTATGGATCACCGTATGTAAATCACAAACGCATCGCCGACCTGTGGAGCGTGTATCTTGAAACTGAGATAACACCTTCACAGGTCGCTTTGTGTTTATGCCTTGTGAAAATAGCTCGTTTGATTGAGACACCTGACCATGAAGATTCGTTTATAGACTTGGCAGCATATGCCAGCATCGCAGGGGAGATTGAAACACAATGGAAATGATCACACTTGTTCCAACTCGTGGGCGACCACAAAATGCCGTTGAACTTTTAGCCTGTCATGATGACCTGTCATCTGCCTCACGATTGCTCTTTATTGTGGACTATGACGACCCAAAGGCAGATGAATATGTCTTTGAAGTAGGCGATGACTATGTGATCACCTGCAACAATGATTCACGCGGTATGGCAAAGCCACTCAATTATGTGGCACGCAAATATCAAGACAAATACAAGTATTTCACCTTCGTTGGCGATGACCACCGCCCACGCACCGCCGATTGGGATGCAAAACTCATTGCGGCGTTGCAACAGGCACCGTCACTTGCCTACGGCAACGACCTACTTCAAGGCAAGCGCCTTCCAACGATGGTCTCAATGACATCAGACATTGTTGGCGCACTTGATGGAATGGTGCCACCGAATATGAAGCATCTTTACCTGGACAACTTTTGGAAAAAATTGGGTGAGGATTTAGGCTCTTTGACTTACCTTGAAGATGTCATTGTTGAGCATATGCACCCCGTTGCAGGAAAAGCTGAGTGGGATGAGGGCTATCGTGAGGTCAACGCAGAAGAAGTTTATTCTGCCGATTTTCTTGCTTACAATAACTACATCAAATCTGAAGGCTATGAGGTCTTACTGAAGAAACTTCGCAAATGAAACAGGCAATATCCTTTTCTTTGTATGGGTCAGACCTTCGATACTGTGTCGGGGCAATCAAAAACGCCATCATTGCTCAAGAGATTTTAGACGAGGAATATGACCTCATCTTCTTCGTGGGGCAATCGGTGCCTTCCTGGGTAATCTCAACCTTGCGCCTGTTTCCCAATGTTCAAATTATTCAAACAGATGCACCTGAAGATCACACCGCCAAGATGTGGCGCTTTCTTGCGTGTGAACTAGATTATGACTTTGTTGCCTTCCGTGATGCCGATGCTCGACTGTCTTTGCGTGAACTGAACGCCCACGAGGAATTCATTGAGTCAGGTCTTGATGCCCACATCATGAAGGATCACCCTATCGGTCACAACTACCCCATTAATGCAGGTATGTTCACAGTTCGATCTGCTTTATTCAAAGACATCCGCACCTTGATTGAATCGGCAGAGATTTCGGACTACTACACCCAAGACCAAGACTTCCTGAGAAATCTGATTTACCCACGGATTCAATTCTCATGCTTTGTTCATGACGAGTTCTACGACACAGATGTTGAAGGTAAATCCCTTCGCAAGCCATATCTGCTTGAACCTGTCAACCAGGTAAGTCATATTGGTGCAGCTTTAGACGAGAATGATAGGTTTATCTTCACCGTTGATCAACAGAAATCTGTGGCGTTATCGGGTGATGATAAATACTTGTATGAGTGGGGGCAATAATGAAAATTCTAATCACAGGCGATGCCGGCTTTGTTGGGCGTGCATTTCATCGTGCGCTTGAAAAACAACGCCACGACATCACAGGCATTGACCTAGTAAATGGCAAAGAGGTTCGACATTTCTTCGCCACAGACAACACACAATTTGACATCGTGATTCATCTCGCGGCGATTGTCGGTGGGCGGATGACTATTGAGGGAAACCCTTTGTCAGTTGCCTCTGACCTTGCCATCGATGCAGACATGTTTCAATGGGCGCTGAGAACTCGCCCGAAGCACATTGTTTATTTCTCATCAAGTGCGGCTTATCCGATTTTCTTGCAAAGACTTGCCTATCAGCAAAAACTGCGCGAAATTGACATCAATCTTGAACACATTCGAACACCTGACTTCACCTATGGTTGGGCAAAGTTGTCAGGTGAAATGCTTGCCTCATATGCACGAGCTGAAGGTCTGAAGGTAACTGTATTGCGACCATTTAGCGGATACGGTTCAGATCAAGCACTTGATTACCCATTCCCATCCTTTATCGCACGCGCCAAGCGCAAGGCAGACCCATTTGAAGTGTGGGGCAGAGGAACCCAGGTACGCGATTTCGTTCACATTGACGATGTTGTTGGCGCAACTTTTGCAGCCGTGATCAATGATGTGGGTGTCATGAATATCTGCACAGGTCGCCCAACCTCATTCATTGAGTTGGCAGAAATGGTCATGTTGCAAGCAAACTATCTTGCACCTATCAAAAACAATCTTGATGCACCTATTGGTGTTGAATACCGCGTAGGCAGTACGACTCAAATGTTGCAAGTATATGAACCAAAAATTTCTCTTGAAGAAGGCATTGCTCTCGCACTTGCCGAATAAGAAATCCCCCTCACCATCAGTCGGTCATGGTGAGGGGGATTTCTTTGTCTTTTTAAGCTAAATCCACTCCATCATCGGTGCAGGTTGAATGTCTTTGACGACCTCATAAAACTTGCCTGATTCGTGCAATGATCCTGCGCCCACAACATATCCATTGTGCTTAATGTCAACACCTTCACGCAATTTTCCCTTGAACTTGGCATCGGCAGGGGCGGTGTAATACAGATGCAAGCCATCGCCTGTTGCAACTGTGAATGTGTCAAGGTTGAGACCTTCAGTTGTTCCGCCGTTTCGGTAGTCAATGTCAAAGACAACTAAGTTTGAAGGGGCGCAAGCGATGCCAATGTTGAGCATGGGTGCGCGAGTGAACCATTTCTCAATGGATTCAATGTCAGTTGTTGCTGACTTATACCCATGAGTTGCAATGGGAAAGAATGGTGTCTTTTGATAAGGGGCAACAGGCAAGATGTGCCATCCTCTTTCGGCAAAGGCAATGGCGGTTTTGGCTTTTGTCATTTGATATATCCTTTCAAAAAGTCAACGATTACTTCGGAAACTGATTTGCCTTCTGACTGTGCCTTCGCCTTCGCCTTCGCCCATACTTGATCGCTGACTCTGACTGACCTGATTTTCTTTCCGACCATTACAACACCACACATTCGCTCATTGAACCCCAACACCAACCAAGAAACTCTGCATTGGGTGCATCAATTCCAACCCACCACAGATTGCTTGCAACTTGCCAAATGACAATGATTCCAACTGCAATTGCAATTGCTCGCACTTTCTTTCCGCGCTTTGTGATCATTAGTTCTCATCCGTTTCTTCTAGTAGTGCTGAAAGCATTTCAAGGTGATATTGCTCTTGCTCGCGTTCATTGCAAGAGTTTGCTTCTTTTGCTTGCTCTAAATGATA